AAATCAAGTAGATCACATGCTCATAAAATTCAAGCAGCAATTGCTATGGAACAAAGAGCAAGAGTGATGGGTAAAACTTCTGAAGCTGCAGTTTATCGAAAGTTTATTAATTCAATGAAGAAAAAGACTAAGAAAATGAATGAAGAGAAGCATGGTGATCACGAACCAGAAATGATTCGTAGTCAATTGAAGACTGCAGGTAGAGCATCTAAACGTATCGAAAAGCATTCACGTAAGAAAGAAAACTTTAAAGCGTGGGTA